TAACCAGACACTGATTGACTTGAGAAACATACCAGGTGATATCAAAGAGAAAATCATAAATACTTATGAGGAAACTAAACCAGCATCCAAAGGTAAAATTTTGGATTATTTGATTGCAAACAAACTGAAAAGTTTAATTGATGTTATTGAGGAATTTTAATGAAACCGTTATATGAAGTATTTGATTCGTTTGAGAATTGTACAAATAAAAAAGAAAGAATGAATGTAATTGGCCAAAATTTGTCACAAACACTTGTTGATGTTTTCAAATTAACATATCATCCAGATTTTCAATGGAAAGTAAAAGAGTTACCAGAAAATTATAAAGTGCCGACAGATATGTTGCCTGGCATTACACATGATAGTTTAGCTCATCAATTGCGTAGATTATACTTGTTTCAAGTTGGTAATGAAACAGCTGAAAACTTAACAGACAGACGAAGAAATGAACTTTTGATTCAAATGTTAGAATCAATCGAACCAAGAGAAGCAGAAATACTGTTAGGTATTTTCCAAAAAGATTTGGGAGTAAAAGGTTTAGATTACAAATTTGTAAAAGAGGCATTCCCACAACTTCTACCATAATGGACAAAGAAAAAATAATTGTCGTATCCGGTGAATTTGATCCTATCTCATATAATGAATTTAAATTATTAAAAAAATGCAAGTCAAAGTGTGATTGGCTTGTTGTTGGCGTACACTCTGATGCTTATATGAAGTTACTCAGAAACGGCTTTAAAAACACCCAAGAACAAAGAATAGAATTGATAGAGAGTTATCCATTTGTTGATGAAGTATTTAAATTTAATGATATGGACGGAACATCATGCAATCTTTTGAAATTAATTAAATTGTGCTATCCAATGTCGAATATAATCTATGTGTCGCAAACCGACATGACAAATATGCCAGAAACTCGTATTCGTGGTATAACCTTTGAGACTATTAAATAAGGAGTTAAATTAAAGTGTCAAAATTTTCCGGTAAGTTTCGTAATTATGATGATGATGAAAATTTTAATTTTCAACCAAGAAAAAAGAAAAGAGACCAACAAAAAACCACAAGAAAAAAATCTAATTATGATGATTATGATTATTTCACTGGTTATGAAGATTATCAAAAACCTGCCAGAAGAAAAGCAAGACATTTTGGTTAAACTCTAGTGTTGTTTTTATGCAACACACATATTGACAAATATCCTGAATAGTGTATAATACACATATTCGTTGGAGAAATTTTATGATGTTCTATGTACGCACCCCCAAGTCAAAGGCCAAAAAAGTGCCCAAGGCTAAACTTGAGCAGTACGAAAAATGGTTGAAGTCTCACCAACCAACAAAACCCCTTAAAATTCAAAAAACCGACAACAAATTGTCCGGCTACAAACTGTCAGCGCCTGCTGGCCGTGAAACTAAGCAATACAAATCGTTAAATACTGGTGAAACCGGCGCAACGAAAGCTGCAGCAAAGGTTTATACCGGCACAAATATGCTAGGAATAGCAACAATGCACAAATCCAACGCTGTTCCTGTTTTTAACAGTGAGTCGGCCGTAGAAATTTCAAACATGAGGCGCTAAAATGAGTAAAAAAATGAGTTTTGTTGTAAAATTGCAACGACCGGTGAGTCGAACACCAATCAAACCTGTACAAGCACACAAAAATGATGCAAAATACAGTCGTAAAAATGATAAAAAAGTGATTTTGTCGCAAATTGCTGAGTTAGGAGACAAAAATGTCGCAAAATACTGAGCCAAAACAAAAACCCATTGAGTGGAAACCTTTAGATGAAGTTGTCCGTAAATGGGCAGTCATGTCCCAATTCGAAAATGACCAGGATTGGTACAAAAAAATGAAGGAACAGTACGAATGAACAAAATTTACAACTACGGAGATATTTTTGAAGATATTCCCGGCGATCCGGACAATATTTTACTAAAATTTCCTCCAGAAATATTGGAAGAAACCGGCTGGAAAGAAGGCGACACGATTAACTTTGAAATTGTTAACGGAAGTTTACATATTTCGAAAAAAGATGTTGCAGAAAAACAACTTAACCTTGATTTTTGATTAAATGTGTGATATAATAGAGTTATCACACAGGAGTTTACATGCAATTAATTGAATCTAAATCGTTGTTAGCCAAATTAATGGCTACTGAGAACCTAACAGTCGAACAACGACCGGTACAAACAGCATCCTTTGATGTTGAAAATCGTATTCTTACCGTACCAATACTGGACAAAAACATATCCAGCGTCATCTATGATTTATTCATGGGACATGAAGTTGGCCATGCCCTTTACACTCCAATGGAGGGTATGCTTAAAGTTAAAAATTTAAAATTAAATAGTGATGTTGCCAATGTGGTTGAAGATTCCCGCATTGAACGCAAAATCAAATACAAATATCCTGGTCTCAAAAATTCTTTTGTCAAAGCTTACAAAGAGCTTATGGACAAAAATTTCTTTGGTGTGAAAGGTTCAGACCTTAACAAATTAAATTTCCTTGATAGAATTAATCTGCACTGCAAAGGCGGAGCAGCATTGCGTATTCAATTCAATGATATTGAGCGTGGTTTGCTTGAAGAAGTTGAAACAACCGAAACCTATGATGATGTAATCGAAGTTACCAAGAAAATCATTGATTACATGAAGATGCAATTTCAGGAAGAAGAGCAAAAAATAAAAGTCCGGGTTATGGCTGAATCTGGAGATGATGATTCAGAAGATGGTGAAGAAGATTTTGATTCAGATTTAGAATTGGAATTTGATAATGACAGCACTGGCCTTAAACCAAAAGAAGATACCGAAGAAGGAAAAAAAATAAACGCTTCCGGTTCATCACCAGAAAAAAGTATGGAAGAAAAGATTGAAGAAAAAATCAAGTCCCATACTGATGAAGCTTTCCGCAAAAATGAAAAGAAGTTATTTGAATCTAAACCTGGAACTTATGCATACGCTAATGTTCCACAATTAGATACGAAATATATTTTCGACCATAAAGCTTTGTGGAAGAAATACAAAGATGAAGGTCATTATACTTGTCCAGAATCTTATGTAAAAATTCGAAACGAAAGCAATAAGGTAGTTTCTTATCTTGTCAAAGAATTTGAAATGCGTAAGAACGCAGACCAATTGAAGCGTGCTTCTGTTGCAAAAACTGGCGACTTGAATATGAAGAAAATCTTTTCATATCAATTCAATGAAGATATCTTCAAAAAGATTACAGTTGTGCCTGGTGGAAAATCACATGGTCTTGTGATGTTTCTTGACTGGTCAGGTTCGATGGTTGAACACATCGGCAATACCGTCAAGCAATTAATTAACCTTGTGTTATTTTGCAAGAAGGTTAATATACCATATGAAGTGTATTGCTTTGTTGAAGATACTGATCCTCAATACATGGTAAAACAAGAGATTGTAAAAGGCGACCTCCGTTTGAGGAGTTTTGGTCTATGCAATTTGTTATCAAGTAGAATGAACAGTGCAGAATTTACTTATGCAGCTTCCGCTCTTATGTATATGTCAGGTCTTTCGAAAAATATGAAAAGACCTGGAATTACTCCATACTGGTTGTCATTAGCTGGAACACCATTGAATGAAGCAATCATTTATTCAATGTCAATTGTTCCAGAGTTTCAGAAAAGAAACAAGCTGCAAATCGTAAACACCATCTTTTTGACAGATGGTGAAGGCCATGCTTTGCGTGAAGTGTTTGATGTTACCGATAATAGATATGTGATGGGCAAACAAATCAAAGCCGAAACTTTGGTTATCCGTGATACAATCACTAAGAACCAAGAATCAATGGACTTAAAAGCATTCTATGAAGAACAGTCCAAAGCTTTGATTAAATTGTTAAAGGCTAGAACTAACTCCAATGTGATTGGTTTCTATGTTATCAACGGCCGTGATTTTGGTCGCAAAGTTGTACAATGGTTTCCAAAACAAAATAACCATGAAGAAATAAAAGCAGAATTCCGTAAAAACAAATTTATGGTACTTGAGAATAGTGGATATGATGAATATTACATTCTCCGTTCTGGCGCCCTAGATACGGAAGAAGATTCTACTTTTGAAGTAAAAGATAATTCTACAATCAGAGGTATTGCATCCGCTTTTGCGAAACACAATGGCAATCGAATTGGTAGCCGTGTGGTATTGAATCGTTTTATTAAACTAGTAGCTTAAAAGGAATTGATATGATTAGTTATTCAGAATTTGTTAATGTTGATAGAAAGGCAACACTCAGTCGTTTGGACCACGGTCTTATGACACAATGGGTAGTTGAAATGTATATTGACAAAAGAGTTGTCCAAAAAGTAACATTGGGTGATGAACATAAGGCCAAAGCTTTGGCAGAAAATTTTGTCCAAAATAACGGGCAAGCGGTACAAACATTGCTCAGTGAATTTGTATGAAAATTGACAAACAGACTAAAGAGGTTTTCTGTATTACACAGGAAGAATGTGCCGAGGTCACACAAGCCATTTCCAAAATATTCCGTTTTGGTTTTGATTCGGTACATCCAGTAACGCAAAAGACAAACCAACAAAGTCTGGAAGAAGAAGTTGGTGATTTACTTGCGATGATTGACATTATGATGGAAAAGTGTATAATATCAGATTCCAAA